TACTTCGCTAACAAGTCCAGAGTGACAAAAAGCGGCGTCCGCCTTTTCAAAATTGAAAGCGTGGAAAACGTGGATTTCGCCGCCAAGACTGGCAAGCGGTATGTGACCGTTCTTGCCCGCGACATTGACGACGGCGGAATTGCCAAATATCGGAATCTGCAACTCGCAGGAATTGATTTGATCGTCTAACCAAAATGTCCTAAGCATGACAGAAAAAGGCTGCACCTTTCTAACCAAACCTAACAGAAATCAACAGATGAAAAATCTAATCCTCACTCTCATTTTTTCCGCCCTACATATTCTGATTTTTATGATTGCCCGCGAATATCTCGGCATGAAAGGCGATTCGAATTTCCTCCTTTTCTGGGCAATGCTTGGCGTTACATGGTCGCAAGCAATTCGCGCCGAAGTCAAGAAATAATTTCTAGCAGAGTGGACATGGCAGGGCGCGTTCTTTTTGGCGAGAGAACGCGCCCGAATGTCAAGCAAAATAAATCAAAAGTCATAAGTCGCTCATTATCAACGAGTTACGGCGGAGCCGCCGCCCCGCCGCTATAAGTCACTGATAATCAACGAGTTACATATGGTGTTAGATAGCTGCTAGACTACTGTTAGGCGATACTGTCAAGCGAAATAGTGAGAAAAAAAAGATTAAAAAACACAAAAAAGATCTTGTCGTGGGGTAAGATTTCCCCTACTATCTGGGCATGAGCTTGCTCCCATTCCCAGCCGATTCCGCCGAATACGAAGAATACACCAGCGTCATGAACGCGATGGCCGACGAGGCCGAAGCGTCCACGCCCGACTACTCGCCCGACGAGGAGGGCGATGATCTCCGCGCTCGCGAGGAGGACGACCAATACGAGCGCGAAGATCCAGAGGATCGCTATCTTGACGCGAGCTGGGAGGATAGCAATGAGAGGAACATGGAAGGCTGCTGCGGCGATTTCTGAAATCTAACGAAAACTAACACCCCGTTAGTTCGACCCATGCCTCGTCGCGGCATGGGTCGTGATGCTCGCACTAACTGCCGTCACAACTCGTTGAATATCAGCGACTTACGGCGGCGGGGCGGCAGCGCCGCCATAACTCGTTGAAAACCAGTGACTTATGAAGATTTCCGAAATCTGTAACTCATTGATAATCAATAGCTTATTGTCTATTTATCACACATCTATTTATAGCCTATTTGTTTATAGCCTATTTACAAAGGATCTATTTACAAAGGATCTATTTGCAAAGGATCTATTTACAAAGGATCTATTTGCAAAGGATCTATTTGCAAATGAACTAGTCTGTCAAGCGTAAAAATAATTCTTTTTAAGCAATAATTATGTTGCAGCCCCGAAAGCTTTCTGTCATTCTCCTGTCGCCATGAAACACATCAAGATTAGCCTAACCCTTCAACCAATCAAGCAGCGTATTCATTTCGCCCATGCGACAAAGTTCTTTGCGGACAAAAAGAAAAAACAGAACAAAAATGCTTGCCGTTAAGGTGAGAAACAATTAACTTGCACCCGACATGATTACTATCGAACTGCTTAAAGCCTTAGAAGATCTTTATGGTGTGCTTGATCAAAAGACATCCACTGGTCTTGCCGTCAATCAACTATTGTCTACCGACGTATTCAATCGTTTTTATCAGCCAGCAATCAATGCACGAATTGTTATTGAAAAAGCAAGAAACCTGCTTGACGAACTCGAAAAAAACAATTAACCTGCCCCTGACGTTAAAACCAAATTAAAATAAGGACATGAGAACTACCATTGACACTTACATCACCAACAGTATACTTACAATTCAAGACTTTAAGGAGTTTTGGCAGGAGAAACATGAACAAGAGCCATTGCTATTCCCCCTTGAAGTGGATAGCGGCGATTGGCAAGATTATTTTACGATGTGGCTTGAAAGTAGAAAATAATCATCGAACAAGAAACATTTGAAGCATGAAAACATTTATTGTTTATAATTCCCAAGGATTTGAGGTTGCTTTAATCAAAGCAAAAAGCCATAATGCCGCAGAGAAAAAAGCAATCTCTCTCTATGGCTCAAAATCATCCGTCGCTTATACAGAAATTTGATATGAAACTACTAAAGAAAATCTACGACAAAATCAATCCGCCGCCAATTCCTAAATATGGTAAAAACATCTTTGCTTCTAAATCTTGGCTTGAAAAGCAAGTGGAAGATGCTATGTTTCGCCAAGCGAAGAATCAAATCAATCAAATCCGTTAATATCATGTTTATCTCAACTCGTATCCACAATCAATCTCTTGGCCTCGTTTATCGACACAACACTTATGATGCCGCATTTCGACAGGCTCATTCAATGGCTATCCATGCTCTTGATCGGAATTTACTTAAAAGTGAATTGTTTGATCTTGAAGAGAATGGCGAGCTTTTTGTCGAATATGACCATGACAATGAATACACTTTCTGCATTGGAGTAATTGAAAACTAAATAAAAATAATATGAAAAAATTTAACATACTAAAGAACTTCTTCGGACTAAATTGTTCGAAACATTGGAGTGCATCTAATGAGGAATCCTATCAAGCAGGACTTAAAGCAGGACTTCATGCAGGAATCAATAAGGGTATCTTAATTGCTGAAGAACTAGAGCGCGAACGTAAGCGCAAAAGCTATCAGAAGAATAAACTTGCAAAGCAGGTTGAAGATGCCATCTTCCGGCAGTCGAAGGCTCAAATCTATCAAATACGCTAACCCCAAAACCACTATGCCAAACTGGTGCAATAACATACTGACAATCAGCGAACCATCCGCTGAACTAACCAACTATCTAAAAGAAGAAGGCTTCTTCTTTGATAAGATCAAACCAATGCCGCCCGAATTAAAAGAAGGAGACGGCTTGTATGATTGGGCCGTTATAAACTGGGGAACCAAGTGGGATCTTGATGAGAACCCTTTGATGCCCGACAGCTTCCAAGACAAAAAGATTCTCTTTGGTTTCGACACAGCATGGTCGCCCCCAATGGGCGTGATTTACGCTCTATCAGAAAAATTCCCCGAGGATCATTTTGTCTTGCAATATCTGGAAATGGGAATGTGTTTCGGTGGCGAGGCTCATTTCTATGATGGATCATGCGATGACAATGAATTCGGAGATGATGGCGAAGAATACAGAAAATTCGCAAAAGAAGTCTTCGGTATGGAAGACGAAGAAGAAGACGAAGAATAAAGTTGACAAAGGGGGCGAAAGCCCCCACACTTTCGCCGCATGATTACCGAACAAGAAGCAACTCTTTATTGCCGCATGGAATTAAAGTCTTGTGGACTTAAAGATTTTTCCATTGTTTGGATTGAAAGATCCAAGACTCTTGGCGAGTGTCACCCATGGAATAAACAAATTCACATAAGCAAAGAATGTTTGCGTTCTCCTAGATTGTTGCGCGAGGTTCTGCTTCATGAAGCTAGCCATGCTCTTCAATGGTATGAAATGGGCAAAACTTATATTGTCAATGGTAGAAATAGCCACCACAATAACATTTGGCGAAAACATTGCTTGACATTAGGAATTCTTCCTCGTCGGATGATCCCTGTGTAAGTCGTTGATTATAAACGAGTTAGGGGCGCAGGGCGGCCCCGCCGCCGTAAGTCGTTGATTCTTAGCGAGTTATAAACAATTAATTTCTTAGCCCCAAGCATCTGTCAAGCAAAAAAGAATTTATTTTTTATCAAATAGTTCTTGCAGGTCTGGGGCATTCTGCTATTCTCTTCTCGACATGGAAACACTCATTGGAAAAAAAGTCCTGCACGGCTCGCCTTGCTATGAAAACGAAGAAACCATTGCTAAGGTTTGCATTGACCCAAAATGGCCCGACCTTATAACGATTGAATTTGAAAGTGATTTTTTCACCCGTATCTCTCCAGCCGAGCTTGAAGAATTGAAGCAGGATGGTGAAATCCATTACAGGAACAGGCATCATAACGGCCTTGAAGTAATGATCTTAGAATAAAGTTGACAACCTCCAATAAAAACCTCACACTCTTCTCGACATGACAACACTACCAACACCGCCAGCAGTAATCAAAATCAAAGAAGACTTTTCACATGGTCTTGATCTTAGCAATCCACTTCATGCCAAGGCTTATCTCAAGGCGGCAAGTCATTTCCTTTCATCTTGGCCGCAAGATTGGACTGCCGAACGTCTTTGCTTGGCTATCATTGCCGATGAAGACGAAGGTGGTGAACGGTGGGAAGATCATAAGAAAGTGAATTTCTGGTCGCCGATCATTAAAGACGTTCATCCAATGGATGACCCACTTAATTTTGTTGAAACTCTGATTGACAATCTGGCCGAAGACTTCATTATCTTTCTCACCGACAACGCATGAAAAACACTTTAGAAAAACTCAACGAAGTAAAAGAATTTCTCAATACTTTGCTTGACGGCTCAGATAAGGAAGCAATAGACTTGCTCGTCAACTACGGCGAAGACGTCGAAGAAACATTACAAAAAGCCATCAACCAAATAATCTTTCTTACTGACAACGCATGAAAATTAAATTTGTGAATGAACTAACGAGTGGCTACGCCTCCCTATGACTGAAGAAATGCAATATGTAATCAATAGCCCTTATACAAGCTTTTGGTTGAGGAATGCAATCCAAGAATGTCTTGCGCGTGATGCGCTGGATGCAAGAGCAGATGCAAAACTATTGTTTAATCTTTTGAACGACAGGTTAAATGAAATGCTTGACAAACATAAATCTGTTTGATTCTCTTCCCCTATAAGTCGTTGAAACTCAGCGACTTATGGCGGCGGGGCGGCCCCGCGCCCGTAACTCGTTGATAATGAGTGAGTTACGCAAGTACTAAGACAGTACTAGTTGGCGGGTGTCAAGCGAAAAAGAAAAAAGAATTTTCAGAAAAGAGTTGAAAAGTTCTTGTGGTGCGCGATTTTTTCATGTATTCTTTGGCCGTCTCCAGTAAACAAATAAACAAACATATGTCACTTATCATCTCACGCAACAAAGTATCTGCCGAACAACTCGCCAACGTCTTCACGCCAGCGGCAACTGATTCGCATCAGCCTATCGCACACTCTGTGCTTGTCGATCTGACCCGCGAAGCTCTTGATCGGGTTGGCTTACAAGTCCGCGAGGAAGAGCATGGTCTTGCCAATGGTGGCTTGAACTACTTCGGCGGCTTCGCCCTCAAGGGTTCTGACATCTATTCCGCTGAACGTGAAATCGTTCTTGGCTTGCGTAACTCAAACAACAAGCGTTTTGCCGCTTCAATCTGCCTCGGCAATCGCATGATGGTTTGTGAGAATCTTTGCTTCTCGTCTGACGTTAAGCTGTCACGCACTCATACAACACACATCATGCGCGATCTTCCGCGCATCATTGCTGACGCCATGAGCCGTGTTGTCACTTCGTGGCATGACATGGAACAACGCATTCAATCGTATAAGAACACCGAAATTTCCAGCCGCCGCGCTGAAAACATTGTTGTTGACTTGGCCGATGCAAAGGCTTTGCCAGTCCGCGAAATTTACAACACCATCAAGGAGTTTCGCAACCCTCGCCATGAGGATTTCAAAGGCGGCACTCTGTGGAGCCTTTACAACGCCGTGACTGAAAACCTCAAGGGTTCTGACTTTACAAAACTGCCACAGCGCACGATGGTAACGCAAAGCATTCTTGACCGCATCGCAAAGCCAGCTCAAATCTTGGTCGAGGCCTGATCAGTATACCGCAAGCCTCGCCCCGAAAGGGGCGGGGTTTTTCGCGTTATCAAGAAAAATCTTTCAGTCATAAGTCGCTCATTATCAAGGAGTTACGAGCGCTGGGCGGCCCCGCCGCCCTAAGTCGTTGATAATCAAGGAGTTACGCAAATTTGTTAGAAGTTGTTAGATGGCTGTTAGACCCTCTTGTCAAGCAAAAATAAATAAAAAAAAACCCACAAAAGTCTTGTAATTTTTCGGAAGTCTGGCATTCTTTGGTCGCTATGAACTTACTCAACTCTGGAAACGCGAAAACACGCAAGGGCGAAAAAAAAGGTTGGACCACGTTTGGAATTCACCTTGCCCCTGCTTCACTGTCAGGATTCAATGTGTGCGATTCGTCAAGCGCGGGTTGCCGTGCGGCTTGCCTGAATACGGCGGGAATGGGCATTTATTCCAACGTTCAACGCGCACGAATTGCCAAAACGAAATTGTTCTTCAAGGACAAGCCGCTTTTCATGTCTATGCTCTGGAAAGAAATCGCGGCAGGGATTAAAAAAGCAGCAAAGAAAGGGACAAAGCCCTGCTTCCGTCTCAATCTCACTTCTGATCTGCCTTGGGAAAAAATAAGATTCGATGGGCAATCTGTGATGGATGCGTTCCCTAACGTGCAATTCTACGACTATTGCAAATCGCCCGAACGGATGACGAAATTTATCAATGGCGAAATGCCAACAAATTATCACTTAACGTTTTCGCGTAGTGAAACAAATGGTGATGTTGCTTTGGCCATGCTCAAGTCGGGCGGCAATGTTGCAATGGTATTCCGCAAATCTCTTCCTGCCTCATACTATGGTCACGAAGTGATTAACGGCGATGAAACGGACTTGCGTTTCTTGGATGGCTCGGGTAAAGTTATCGGCCTGAAAGAAAAGGGCCTTGCTAAAAAAGACGCAACTGGCTTTGTCCTTGAACCTATACTTGCACCGTGAAACTTTTCCAATACCTGCTCATGTTTTTCTGTTTTACACTTGCCTCTTTTCATCGTGATAGACGTGGGACATTCAAGTGCAAACTTTATAGGCATCGCCCGAAATTCAAATGAACCTTTTCCAATTCGTAGAAAATGTTGACATGGGGCAATTCTTTGTGTCTGCCGCGCATGATAACTCTAAAGTCACAAGCATATCAATTTACCCCATAGTCGATGACATAGTATACCCTGCGCTTTTGATGGACTTGCAAGCGATGCAACCTCTGATCGACATGATCGAGGGCAAACTTGCAGAGACAGCATGAGATAAAATTGTCCACCTCGCAAGGGGTGGCTTTTTTGTGGAAATTTCTTAAAATAGTTCTTGACAAGCGAAAAAAGATTTGAAAAAGAATCGTCATAAGTGACTGATTATCAACGAGTTAGGGCGGCGGGGCCGGGACGCGCCCGTAAGTCCTTTAGTATCAGTGAGTTATGAAACTAAAAAAAAATAAAAAACAATTTGACCAACACCTCAGACAATGGTATTTTCTCCCTGTCATGCAACTCCTCACTACTCCACAAGAAATTGCTCTGTATCGTTTGCTTGCTATCCGCTCAGGATTGAAGCTTGAAATCAAGACTGGTCTTCGTCATTCAAGCAATGGCGTATTCAATGCAGCAAAGAAAATTACTGGCATGAAGACCCGTGAAAAATGTTTGATCGCACTAAATGAAATCATTGACAATCAACCTGCTTAATTCTAACTTATCCCTGCTATGAAAAAACTATTCTTTGAATATCAGCCCGCCACCTTTCCAGTTTATGACGAAAGAAAGAAACTCTTTTCAGAAGTAATCGTTGAAGATGATATGGATGACCACATGATTCTTGAAACAATCTTTAGCTGGTGCAATAATGGATCGCGCAAAGAATGCCAAGCATTCCTTGATTCAAATCTTCGCTCTCTTTCCGTCGGTGATTATGTTACTATTGGCACTTGTTTTTCCGACGCTCGTAAGTATCGTTGTGAATCGCAGGGCTGGAGACTAATCCTTTATCAAAACGCATGAATCACATTGACTTTATCATGGCCTACGAAGGTGGGGAAATCGAAACAGACGAACAACTTGTCGCTGGCTTCCAAGCCATGATTGACGACGGCTCTGTCTGGAATCTTCAAGGACACTATGGGCGAACAGCTCGCGCTTTAATCGACGCAGGAGAATGCCATGAGTGAAACAAGAATTTTCCTTCTCTGTGATGACTCTCACCCTAACCTATACGTTGGGCGGGTGAGTAGGACACGGGACGAAGTAGATAAAAAAATGTGGAGTCTCGAAATTGGTGAGACTCTGGCAGGTGCAGGTAACATTTATGTGATGCGCGAAAAATAAACCTTGACTCTCCTAACTCGTTGGTTTTCAGCGAGTTATGGAGGCGCGGGGGGTGCGTCGTCATAACTCCTTCATTATCAGTGACTTACAGCTTTTTCATAAGTCGTTGATGCTTAGTATGTTATGTGTATATAGGGATATTGTTTATTTAGATCTTGGAAGTTCACAGGCAAAAGTGGTAGGGTAACGTTGACGAACTCATCCACCGACGTTACCCCTGTAGTAGCACTACTACCGCTTTACGTTATGAAAAATTTGTTTATTTGGCCTTTTATTATTTACAGGCGGAAGATGGTGATCCTATCTGGATTTGAACCAGAAATCTACTTCTTAGAAGGAAGGGGCATTATCCAATTATGCTATAGGATCTTTATTTCGTGAATGAACAATCACAGATGGCTCACTCACTTGTGAATATAATACCCTTTATTGGGCTTGTTGTCAATTTATTTTCGTATATAACTCATCCAGTTGCCGCCATTGTATGTTAGCTTTAGTTATCTTCGTTTTCATCTGTGTAGATTGTTCCCAGTGAATAGGCTTGTGTGTTGTTAGAAATGTTTTGCATGAAGTTCTCGATCTTGACATTATTTGAGATTATTTGATTCGCCGTGCGAATTGCCGCCTTGGTGAATTTTAAAACAAATGATGCAACCATGTGAGTCTTTGCCTCTTCTCCCTCTTCAATTTTATAGTGGTTAATTGATTCCCAATATTTATCCCACTCATTATAATACTCCCTCATAACCAACAGTTGTTTGAATTTCTTAAAGCTTGGTAGGTATATCATATGGGCGAAGTAATCATCTGAGTGATTAGCGTTGAATATATTTTCTGCTAGAGTTGCAAGACATTCTGCTTCTTTTTGATCTCCTAGTAAACCCACGGCAATGCCCGCGCCATTATTTGAAACAATATATTTCATAGTATTAGTTGGAAAGGATTGTGGTTAGAGCTTTGATTCCGAGTGAAGTAATTTGACGGGTTCTATCAATTTTCATGAATCCCATACGAAGCAAATGCATTTCAACGTCTTTTTGGATGCTAGTAGGGGATAGGCCAGTGGCTGCTGCAAGCATATTCAAAGTGCATTCGCCGCGATCCTTGAGGATAGAGAGAACTTCTACTTCGCTATTGGTCAAACCATATGGCTTAATATTGACCAAGCCACAAAGATCAATCCAATGATTGCGGCCAAATTGGCTGATGTTATTTGATTCGCAATACATTTCAATTTCTTTCGCTCGCTTAACAGCACTACGAGCATTGCCGCGAAGTGTTGATGAAATTTCCTCAACCAATCCATCTTCGAACTTTACCCAGTCTAGGCGCTTCTGAAGAATTTCGCCTAGCTGTTCCACAGTATATGGTTTAAAATCAATAATGGTTAGACGATCTTTGAATGGGGCAAACAATTTATCCTGCTCAGTAGTAGCAAAGATATAAGTCTGACGCTCGAAATTAAATTCGAAACTATTTTCACGCCATTCAAAACGCTTCTTTGTCACTCCCTCCACATTAAACACAGTAAGGAATGCCATTACTAGATCTTTGGGCAATGCATGTGCTTCATCAAAAAAGCAAACAATATCATTGTCCATAATAATCGGCATGAATATTTGTTCAAAAAACTGCTCACTATTTTTAATTGTAGAACAATTGATTTCTAGTATGGGTTTGCCAAGACTTTTTGCAAAGCGTTGAGCCACATCTGTTTTACCAAGTCCCTTCGCGCCATTAAGCATTATAAAAGGCGTCATCTTAGCTTTTCGGTAAAAACCTAGTTGTCTCTTGATGTGTTCTTGGCCAATGAAGCCATCAAAAGCGTTTTCAATTTGTTTATTCATTTTGTCAGTTGGTTATTAGTTAAATGAGGTGAGGGAGTAAGCTATCTTTTCTTGTTGCGATTCAACAGTCTTAATTACCTGTTCTGCTTGCTCATGCATGACAGTATTCATATCAGATTTGATTGTCAACCCACAATTTTCAAGAAATTTGCGGGAGATCATCACACATGCTTGTGGTCCAAAGTATTCATTAAGGTCAGAGAGTTTGACTTTGCTGAATGAGGTGGAGCCAGCTTTCGGCCCTCTGCGTTTAGGTTCGTGTTCCATATGTGCAAAGAGTAACAACCCAGAACCGACCCGTCAACAACTTTTCAATAAAAAAGAATTATTCTTAATTGCATCAAAACAATTGAGTTGTGCTGAAATACGGCGAGATCTTTTGTCATTCTCTTATTTGGCGGAAAAACATTCACAGGCAAAATCTCTTATTTGAGTCAAGAACATTCACAGGCAAAATCATTATTTGGCAAAAATTCATTCACAGATGAAATATCTTGTGTAATAGATGGTAACTTGAGTGCGTTGTTTCACTATAAACAAAACTAAAACATCAAGTCACTGTCAAGCAATTGAACTGACTCTTAATTCGCAAATAGAGAACAAGCACTACGGGTAAGTCTTGAGTAAATGGTAACAACGCGCTCTACTAAAGAATCTAAAGAAGTCAAGCCAAAAGTTGGATAAGTGAAAAATTCAAAGAAACGATCCGTCTTTTCTTTTCTTTTCGTGTTTTAATTTAGGCTAGATTTGTCTTTCATTCTTTCTATGTGCTTTTCCCAAATATCTTGGTAATCAACCTCCTCTTGCTTGATATTTTTTTTGTTTTCACCATATAAATTGTTCATCATCCCTTCGTGACACCCCTGTACGAATGCAATTAGAGTGATCAAAAACGTATACGTTGCGAGCGATAACGCCACGAATGGAGCAAGGATTACGGCCAAAATGACCCCGAAAATGTAACAAATAACCTTCATAGTAGCCTCAGTATCCTATATAGAATAAGGGAAGTCAAGCAAAATCTATATTCCTCTATAGTTATATAGTCATATAAGAAATTTAGGTAGGCGAATCTATAATTATTTTCCCATCATCTCTTGTTCTCCTCTATTGTTTCTTTTGTTTCTCCTATATTTATTGTTATGTTTACTGTATAGGAGAGTTATATTGTTTCCTTATTCTATAAGGGATTGGTGGGTGGTAGCGAAGAGTATTTCGTTACCAGAAGAGGAGTAAAACGCTGTCTAAAATAAGGTAAAATTTAATTGAAAAACACACAAAAGTACACCCTAGTACAGATACTTGCAAATAAACTCTGTATATGAGATACATTCACAGGCAAAATAGTTTTAAAACACTGATTTATAATTTCAAGCTAACGTTTATTTCAATCATTAATTTACAACGGTTGTTTAAAATTGCTGTAATGACATATATGAAGAAGTTATCTTACATCACAGTATTGGATCATAAGATTAAAATAGTATATTCTAGTGATAAAGAAAGCTGGGGAGAGTGTGACTCTGACAAGATGGTCATTACGCTCTCTACAGACTGTCTTAAAGACGCTAAGTTACATTATTGGACGTTAGTACATGAAGTGACTCACATGATCCTCAGATTGTCTGGAGTGGCCTTTATGGAAGCAAATGATGAAGAGGCTTATGTGAGATGTATTGAGAACTTAGTTATCCCTTGGGTATTAAAGAATCAAAATATCATTGGGCCAAAATAAATTAAAACTTTTGTAACTTATCTTGAGTCAATGCATATCCCTTACCATATCCCAAATCAATTAGGTTTTCTTCTTTCCTGAGATTATCTTTATACTCCCATCCTACAATATCAACTTCATTGCCCGAAACTATTGCTAGGATATAAACATCCACATCAGGATTATCTTTCACGGTGCAGAGCAATCTTCCTGTTTTGCAGGTGGTCGATTTAATATCATATCTTTTACCCTTGATTATTCCATCGGCAGAACCACTGCGGGGAGATAGTCCAATATCTGGAAAAATATTAAATTGTTTTGCGAACGCATATTCGCCAATCATACCAACAACGTCGCTTTCTGCCCCATCTTGGCTTCCAACTTTAACGTCTTTCACGCCAGAACTTCGGGCAATCAATGATCTCATTCGGCCAATTATTTGACATACTGTAACTTCATCTGGTTGTAGAGTAATTTTCATTAAAATGTATATTTCAAAGTGTCAATATCTTTTTCAAACACTTGTTTAATCAAGGATTTTGTGTTTGTATTGTAGTATTCATTATAGAGTTTATGATCTGTAGCGTTTTTATGAGGAAAATCTGTGCTAATATGATTAATATTGAAGTCTTTCATCATTTGCCCAAATTCTTCTTTTAAATTTTCAAATCTAAGATGAACTTTCGGTGGGAAATGTCCTTCCATCCATTCTGTTTGATTTTGAGAAGCGATAAAATAAGGATCATCTTTATAATCCAATAGCAATTCACAGAAAGATTCAAAAGTCATTTCTGTTTTTAATCCATATAGTCTTCCCAAATCATTTTTGAGAGAGAAATGATACATTGATACTGCTCTATCCCAAGGATTTCTTACAATACAGAAAGAAAAGTAATTGGCCATTTCACCACGAAAGACATTATAAACTTCATTAGGTTTAGCATGGGTCGGATCAAACCATCCACGATATAATTTCTTATCTGCATTATTATGGAATTTTTTTTCGTGTTTTTTGATTAAATTATAAGATCCTAAATGCTCAGATATTGAAGTGCTGGCATTTTTAGGTATGCGATAAAAAAGGAGATGGAAAATCCAACCTCCACCTCCCATTAGTTGGGGTAAATATTGCTCCATTTACTTTTCAATTCTGAAATAAGTAATAAAAATGAATAATATTCCTGTCGCTATAATAGTTGTAAGAATAAATTCCCTTGGATCTGTAAAAAAATCAAACATAATTAATTATGTGGATAAGTTTGAATTTTTCCAACAAGAATATCAACAATTTCTTGCTGTTTAGCGATTTTCTTACCAAAATTTTCAAGAATTTTTTCTAATTGCTTAATTTTATCAACTAAATCTGTAATATCCGCATCTATTGATTGAATGATATTCTGGTCTTTCATGTTTTTATTATTTTTTGTTATAGAATTCTATTCTAATGTTTAAGATATTCAGTCCACCAGATAGGCATTGACAAGATCCATCTCATTATCAGATTCTTCATCAATAGGAGATCCATTATTAAGAATATCATAGATGGAACGTTCATGCAGCTTTCCTGAATCATCACTA